CGAACCGATCAGCCGGTTGAGCTCCTCGATGGCGTCCTGAAACTGTGCCGTCGAGGGGGTGCGCTGCGGCCCGATGGTGATATTCGCCTTACGCAGGGCCGGATACAGCAGGCCGTCGCCCACCTGCAGGACCGGCCCCGGGGGCGCGGCGCTGCCGCCGAAAAGTTGCGAATTAAAGAGCGCCTGATTGAATTCGGGCATAAATCATTTCCCGATGATGGTCCAGGCCGTGCCGTTCCACTGGCACAAGACGACGTTGGTCCCCCCGGGCACGATCGCGCTGCCCCAGGTCGTCGCCGTGGAGTCGGTAATCACCGCCTGAGCCCCTTGAGACTTAGTGGAAGAGATGGCGTTGGCCTGCGCCAGCGTGTACCGTGGAGGGGAGAAGGCAGGGTCGAACAAAACGCCCCTTGAGTTTAAGGGCTGACACCCGCCATCCGTATTCGGAGAAGTGACAACGGGGATGGCCGAGGGAGATAGTGGAGTCTCTATACTAATACCGCATACTGTAAAGGTATTGGTACCGTCCCAAGGTCCGCCAAGATAATTCCCACCCAAATAATTACCCGTAATCGAGTAATATGCAGCCGAATTGCCCACCCAAATCGCCGAGTTGCCGCTGGCCACCCCCGCATAGTCGTTAAAGCAGTTGTAACTGGTGATTTGATTACCGGTAATAATAGTATTTCCGCCGCTCCCTAAGAAGATACCGGCGGCAAGCGTCGTCCGGATCGAATTACCGATGATGCATGTTTCGGCTGCGGTCCTCACGTAGGTAGTGCCGTTATTGTCAAAGCGAATGCCCCAGGTGGTCATCTGCGAGCCCAGGATCTTGTTATTGGCGATGCGCGAATTGAGGGCGTACCCGGGCAGGTTGTTGCTCATCGTGTAGTAGATGCCCGCATATTTGCAGTAATCGATGTAGTTATCGATGATCGAGATGGCGAGTATCGCGTCGCTGACCGAGTGCGGCGCAAACTCGGCGACTAAGATGCCGCTATGTCCGCACCACTCGATGTTATTCTCGTTGAACCAGCCCACCTCCACGCTGGTAATCCAGATCCCATAGTGGGGGCCGACTGGCTCTACGGCGGTGTGGACGTGCCCATTCTCCGTAAACGTGCGGCTCGCGGAACCCAGTCCGATAATCAGATTCTGCCGGACCCAGATGTACGTGGGATAGCCAAACGAACTCTCGCTGTGCTGGCAGAGAATACCGGCTTGGCAGATCTGGGCCACCGGATACTGGTAGTCCCACAGGCCGGTCAGGCTGTTGTGCTCGACCCAGCAGTAGCCCACGCCGTCGATATTGATCTGGTACACCATGTGGGTCAGCCGGTTGTCGGTGATCCGCACAAACGAGCACGTCTTGATATAGATGTGCGAGCCCTTGGTGGGCTTGTTGTCGACGGTGGGCGGCAGGGCCGCCACATAGTTGACCACCTGATTGATGGTCAGGCCGACGATCGAGATGTTGTGGACTTGGTAGGCGTAAATCGAGTCCCCGAAATCCCCGGTCCGGTTGATCACCGAGCCGTTGCCGCCGTTGTCGTAGCCGAGCCCGAGCACATGGATGTTGGAGAAAAAGATGTTGACCGTGGCGTAGAGCGTCTTCACGCCCAGGCTCACATTGACGGTGCCCCCGCCGTGCTGGCCCGCGTACACGATGCACTCCTGCAGGCCGAAGGAGGCGCTCTGGATGGTCCAGCCGCCCGTGTGCGCGTTGGCGCAGGTGACGATGATCGCGCCGGTTGTCGGATTCCAGCCGGTGATCTTGACCGCTTCGGCGGTCCCCGTCCCGCCGCTGATGTAGAGCGAATTGTTGACCGCCAGACCTTGCGGGATCGGATTCAACGTAAAGGCGTTCGCGCCGGGGCTCAGGGCCACGCCGGGAGACTGGGCGGCGAAATCGTAGGCGTTGGTGACGTAGCCGATCGACGTGGGCAGGTTCGAGAGATTGGCTCCCAGCGTGGTCTCGATCGCCTCTACTTCCGCGACCAGCGTGTTGTGGTGGAAGGCGTCGATCAGACCGGCCACGGTCGCGCCGCCCAGGTGCACGGCGGCCACGGTGCCGTCGAAGGCGCGGCGGATGGGCACCGTGTTGCCGGTCGCCGGACACGTCACCTGGACGATTTCATCATCGATGGTGAGCAGGCACCAGGGCACGATGCTGGCCACGCTGAGGAGATTCATGGCGGTCGCGGTGGCGCTGAGCGCGGTGGCCAGTTTGGTCTGCTGCCGGTCGACGGCGATGATCAGATCGGCGTCGGTCGCCACTCGCCCGGGGAAGGCCGCAGGCGGCTTGCCGAGCGAAAGCGAAGCGGGGCCGGTCAGGCCGAAGCCACGCGTCTGAAACAATTGTGCGGCGCTCATGCGGCGGCTCCTGGCATCCCAGCGGCCTGCTGGGCGGCGTGGTTCTGGTTCTGGATATTCAGCTGCACCAGCGAGGCCTTATAGTTCTGCGCCTGCGTGGGCAGCGTGGGGTCGACCTGCGAGCGGGGATACTCGGGCAAGAGCGCGATCGCGAAGTTGTAGCGCAGCGCGATCTCATACCCGGGCGGCAGATCAATCAACTGGTCGAGCGAGGTGAACTCGGTCATCGGCGCATAAATCCAGAGCTCGATGGTGCCGCCCAGCCGGGGAATCGGGGCAATGTAGATGGTCGAATTGGGGTAGGCGTAATCGCAGTACAGCTTGCGCACGTACACCGACTGCGCCTGCTTCTCGGGCATCGCCTCCCAGCCTGCGGCGTCCACGATCTCGAGTTGCGAATCGATGCCCCCCGAGGCCACGCTGGCGGCCTCGATGCGAATCGGGCGCGTGGGCAGCGGATAGCTCCCCGAGAAGGTCGCCGCCAACAGCAGACGCTGGCGCGCGACCAGCGAGGCCCCTTCGGTATTCCAGGACGCGAGCATCTGATTGAGGGAGACAAAGGCGTCGTTAAGCTCGTCGGTCTCGAGGATTTCGCCCGCCGCGATCGCACCGATCAGGCGCATGGAGGAGTGGATCAGGTCGCTCACCGATGTAGCCATGGCTCACGCTTTCTTGTGGTGGCTGCGTTTGACGGGCGGTGGTTTTTCCGCCGCGTCACGTACCGTCTTGACTGCCGGGGCCGGATAGATGCGACTCCATTCCGGCCCCAGCTGGTTCTCTTCGTACTCGGAGTGAACCGTCACCGGGTCATGCGCGTGATGAAACATCATGCGCGGATAGTCATTGTTCACGGCGTCCCGGCCTGCGTCACCACAAAGGTCTTGCCGTTGACGTACAGGTTGCCGGTGCGCTCGGCGGGGTCACCGTTGACGGCCACCGCGAAGTTGACCACCCCGTCCTCTTCCTGCGGTGTGGTCGGGGCGATCACCGTCAACCAGTCGGCGGCGGCGTCCTTATCGACGGTCCAGGTACCCGAGAGCCCGGGCCCGTCGACCGTGACCTGGAAGGAACTATTCCCCCCGGCGGCGGTGAAGGATTGACCGGTGGGTTGGAGCGTCACCGGGGGCACGTCCGGCGGTGGGGGCGCGGCGTTGCGTAACTCGGTCACGGCCTCGGCGACGTCGCTGAAGTCACGCCACTGCGGCCCGAGCGCCTTTTGCTCGCTCGGGCCGTTGACCATCTGTGGCGGGACGTTGACGTTGTAGAGCAGCTTGGGGTATTTCCAAGGCTCGGTAGCTAGATTGGCGCTGACTTCGGGCATGGTCATAGCTCCTTTACTGGACGACCTGACAGCCCCACTCGGGACGCGGCGCGGCCCAGCCATAGAGCGCGTCGCAGCGGGTCACAAAGAGGTCGTTGATGATGTCGTACTGGCTGATCATGCGCAGCGCGCAGCCGGTGTCGGGATCCTGCTGGTTGGCCCCGAATTGGATGTTGCGCGGCACCTCGAGCGGGGCCATGCCCAGGACGTAGGCATCCTTGTGGAAAGCGATGCCGGTCTGCGACAGTTGGCCGGTGGTTCCCGAGATGATGGTCAGGGGCGCGCCCGCCGCAGGCGAGTTGGAGACGGTCTGCCCGGGCATGGTGGTGACGATCGGCGGATAGATGGAGATGGACGCCGCGCCGGTCGCGTCGCTGGTGACGTTGGCGGTGACCACGAACTGCATCAGGTCGGTTTTTACGTCGCCCGAGACCCGATTGGTGCGGAACACGTTGGGCAGCGTGAAGCGGTCGCCCGCGTTCAGCCTGAGGCCGGTGGCGGCGGTCCAGCCGCTGGTGAGCAGCGTGGATCCGACTTGACTGGCCACGGTGACCTGCGGCGAGCCGCCCTGCGGGCCCGAGGTAAAGACCCGGCAATTTTGGTCCATGACCCACTCGAATCCGCCCATGATTCCCATGCGGCCCCGCTCGTACTGCTGCTTGACCTGGGAACTCGACTGGAAGAGCCCCTGCGCGGCCTTGAGTACCGCCGTCTGGATCTTGGGCGGGATGCACATGGTGCGCGTGCCGTCCATGGGCGCGCTGTTGGTGTCGAGCATTTCCCCGGCCTGCCAGAACGGGTCCAGGGCGGCGATCGGGGTGCCCGGTGCGCCCACCTGATTGCCGGTGTTTTGCATGGCCATGGTGAGCCCGTCGACATCGATCGCATTGGCCAGGGCCACGGCGGCGGAGTCGAGGTAGCGGGCGGCGAAGTTATCGATGGAGAGGGTGAGGTCTTTACTGGTGAACGCAAAACCGACGACCTTTTGCGTGTTAAGGATCAGGAATTTTTGGCTCTCGGTGACGTTCTGCGGCGTCATCACCGGACCGTTGGCGGCCACGAACTGCACGGGATCGCGCAGCCGCAACGTGTCGCCGATTTTCGCGCCTTCCACGGCGAACTTATCGTTCCAGGCATGGGAAACCGCGCCCGAGAAGCCTAAGTTATTCTTGAACCGTCTAAGTAACTCGTTAGTGATTACTTGACTGGTGAGAAGCGTATTTGTTGCCACTTACTACCCCTTCAATTGCGCCTCCCTAAGTCGACTCCATCGCTTGTAGTCCTTGGCGGTCTCGTCGTCGTTCACGCTTTCAGTGACGCGGCCAGTGCCATTGGGCAGGGGCGAGGGGGGCCGAGGTGCGCTGGTTACCTTGGGCCTGGGGTTTTCAGGGGATCCGGTGAAACTGGCGGCCAGTCTGCCGACTTCGAGCGTGGCCTTGGTGGGAGACAGCGCGGCCACGCGCTTGAGCTCTGCCGGACGGCTGGCCAGCCAGTAGAGAATCTCCGCGCCGCTCTCCTCTTCCAGGAGCGCCTGACGCAAGGCCAGAACTCCCGGTCCCGCCGGGATCTCGGTGGCCTCCATCAGTTCCCGGTAATCGGGATGAGCCTTGAGCGCGGCCCTCTCGCGAGCGCCCCAGTCGTCCTGCAGCGATTGCGCGGCGCTTTGGGCGGAGCGTTGATCCTCCTCCGCCTTGCGCTTGGCTTCCCGCTGATCGATCGTCCACCCGGTCAAGGCTTCGGTGTAAGCCTCTAACGTGGTGAAATCTTTCAGGTCCGGCTTAGCGTTGGTTTTGGTCTCGACGGCGGCGGGCGCGGGCTGCGCCTTCTGCTCGAGCGCCTCCAGGCGCTTTTGCAGTTCGGCGTTTTCCCTCGTCAACCGGTCGATCTTGCGCTGCCGGGAACTGGGCCGGGGGGGCTGAGTTTCATCGGGTTCCTGAGTTTCTTCCGGTTCCGAGTCCGGCACGGTTTTGACCGGCTCTTCGGGCTCCCCGGCTGGGGCGCGCTCTGGAGCGATCGCGGAGGGTTGCGTCTCCTGGGCGGGAGGCAGTTCGCCCGTGTCGCGCCAATGGTTGTAATCCCGAAAATCGGTCGGGATCTTTTCCATGAGCGTGCCGGTCCCCTGCTCCACGGCGGGAGTTTCTTCGGTGGACATAAACTGTTCGCTTATTGCCCGATCAGCGACGCCGAGCGCTCGCGGGCGAGCGCGGCGTTGATCTGCGTTTCGATGTGCGCCAGCTGGGCCCGCATCAGGGCGATGTCTTCATTGCTGCGGGTGCGCATCTCGGCGGTGAGTAAATCGACCTGGGCCTTCATGGCGGCCTGCCAGTCATCGCTGCGGATCTCGGCGGTCTTCTGCCGGTTCTCGCTGTCGATCTTGGCGGTCTCCATGCGCTCCACGCTGGCCAGCTGCAGAGCCTTGGTCTGCTCGCGCTGGTTGGCGGCCTGTAGCGCCGCCGTCAGCTGCTCGATGGTCTGGGCGTCCTGCTGCATCTTGGCCATCACCGGAGGCGGCAATGGCGGCGCGCCATCGGGCGCGTCCTGCAGGGCGGGCGGCAGCGTTTTCTTGAGGCGCTCGGCGATCTTGTCGGAGCCGGGGAAGTCGCCGTTGGCAAACACGAGGTCGCCCGCGATCTGCAAGATCTGCGGGTAGGCGCTCGCCAGCTTGGTCATGATGTCGAAGGCTTCCTGCCGCTGGGTGATATACGACGGGCCCACGCTCAGCGCCACGTCGTAATCGCCGAGCGAGAAGTCGTAACAGTGGTCCTGGCCTTTTTCGTCGCGGTACTGCTGGTTGACCTTGACGACCTGCTGGGTGCGGTCCTCGCCCAGGATCCGGACCACGCGCGGGGTGTCGTAGATCTTGGGAATCAAATCGACCAGGATCTCGCCGCAGTGCCGCACCGCCCGGTTGAGGTTGTCCAGGAAATGCATGTTGGCCATGCCGCTCTGGCTCTGGCGGCGCTGAATGGCGATGCCACTGGTCTCATTCGACTGGGCCCCGAGCGAGGGGTCATAGATATTGGTGGTCGCTTTGATGTCATCCGAGGCCTGCGCCGCGCCCACGCTCAGCGCCTGGATGGGCGGCTCGAACTGGTTGCGCATCGGCGGGTTCGCCGGGTTGCCCGCGATATCCAGCGGCTCGTATTCGAGGTAGCTCCAGGGCACCACGTTGGCCGTCTCCCAGCGGGGGTCGCGGAAGATGCCCTTGGCCCCGATCCAGGGGGCCTTGGTGCCCAGCATGACCGTCTCGGCTTCTCCCGAGCGATAGAAGTTATATAGCTTTTGCGGGTCGCGCGCGAATCTTACTAAGCTGAATAAATAACGCTGGCCCTCGACATACATCTCCTTGCCGCCGACATAGAGGAGCGGGATATACTTACCGCGCCACTCGCTCTCGTCCAGTATCTCGATGCCGTTAATGGTGTAACACTTGACCCGGTAAGTCAGCGTGCTGCGCCGTAGCTCCTTGCCATCAGGCCCGATCGCAAGCCGCATGTTGCGCGGCAGCGGGTCGGGCAGGTCCTCCTCGAACAGGCCGGTCACCTTGCCGTCGCTCCACTCGACGCCCACCAGCGTCTTCTCGATGGGGTCGCGCGTCCAGTATTTGGCCACCATCACGCCATCGGTTCCAATCCACTTTGGAGCCGGGTTGACGGTCGACTGGTAGAAATTCATCTGCGAAACCACCGTCTCGCCGTAGATTTCCTTGTAGTCGTCGCGCGGGATGATTTTGACTTCGAAGGCGTAGCGCATGTCGCTCTTGTCGGCGCTCTGGCAGAAGGGATCCACGTAGACGCTGAAGGGATCCTGGATGCGCTCGATGCGGAGCTCCTGTTCGAAGCTGTTCTGGCAGCGATATTGCGCGACCACCTTGAAATAACCGAAGCTCCCGGCGGTCGACTGCTCGAGCGTGGTCTCGTAGACCTCGTCGGCCTTCGAAACATATTCGATATGTCTCACCATCCCCTCGATCACCTCGGCGGTGTCGGGGTCGCCCACGTCGTCGACCGGGTGCACCTCGATCCCCGGCTGGTTGGTGCGGGCCTCGTTGGCCACCTGATTGAGCGGGCCGTTGAGCTTATTGAAGACGAGGCAGGGACGGCGGCTAGCGCCCGCCGTGCGGGCGTCAACGTCGCGCTGGTCCCACTGTTCGCCACGCACAAAGCGCAGATCGGTGCGGGCCTCCTGGCGGATCTGTTGCTCTGCCGTCTCGATCAGGTTGAAACGGTGCCGCGCGGTAGCCAGGATGTCTTCGTCGGACTGCTTGGTGGGCATCAGGAGGCGGTCTGGGCGGAAACTCTCGGAAACTCCGGGAAACTCTCGGAGACTGAAAAAAAGGGGGATAGCTCACCCGGTGAGCCACCCCCTGTGTTAGGGCCGGAGGAGTTTATTTCGGACCAGGGGTCGGAATACTGGGCGCGGGCGGGGGCACGCGATACCAGTGCACCTGACCCTCGCCGAGCACGATCACGGCAACGACTTTACCGGCGTACTCGGGCGGCAGCGGCGGCCAGACTTGGCCGGGGGGCAGCGCGATCGGGTGCTCGGGGGTTCCCTCGATGTAGATCGGATGGGAGGGAACGCCGGGGATGGCGACTTCCGGCGGGATGACAATCGGGTGCGACGGCTGTCCCGGCGGCGGCCATACGCCCGGTAAGGGCGGGAGCACGATCGGGTGACTGGGGCGGCCTGCGCTGCCGGGGACGCCATAGCCGGGGTCGACCGGCCCTTCCGCGCCCACTGGGGTAATCTTCGCGTAGAAACTATCTGGCATTCGTTATTTCCTTTCAACTTTTCCCGTGCATCATGTCTGTCAGGTTATGGCCCTTGGCAGGGGGCCGTTTCGACTTGCGGGCCGTGTTCAAAGCGATGGCCACGGCCTGCTTCTGGGGCTTACCCGCCGCTATTTCGGTGCGGATGTTGGCGCTGACCGTTTTGGGCGAACTCCCCCGCTTCAGCGGCATAACTAATCCGTCTCGCGGTGGGGATCCACCGGCAGCGCGCTCTTGCTCACAAAGGGCGGCAGGTCGCGCTGGCGCACGGGCTCGCCCATGGCCTTGCGCATGGCCTTCATCTGCTCGTCCTGGGGTGCTCGCCCGGTGGTGTAGTCGTCAGAGCTCGGAGTCTTGGCCATCACTTTTGCTCCATGGT